AAGGGGCAACCTCGGAAGTGCCATATTTTCCGCCTGAGTTTTCTTGTTTTGCTTGCAAACCATTCCCGCTCGCGATAATCTCACTGCGGGGATAATCTCAACATTTGCAATGGAGTAGACATGCCGAACGAAATCCAAAACGCAGCTGAGCGCGTGGCTCAGCAAATGCCAACAGCCGACGGGCCCTACGGATTCGCGTGGGTGACGCTGCTGGTGCCGATCATTACCGAGGCTCTCAACTGTTTGTTCCACAATGACGACACCACCCCGGAGCAGGTCCAGTCGCGAGTGCAGACGATGCGGGCCCGCAACCCGCAGCGACTCAAGCGACGCATGACCAACGCGGCCACAAAGGCGGCCAGACGTCAAGGCCACAAGATCAGCAGGCTGGAGGCTGAGCAGATCGCCGACGCAACCATCGCGGACTGTCTGACTCAGCCGGCCAGTGTGGTCGAGTCTGCCGGGTTCTCCGCCAAGGCTGTGGACACAGGCGACGACACATGACAGCGCTGCTCTCTCTCTGTCTGCTGCTGCTGCTGCTCGATGACCCGGCTCTGGTCTTTCCATCGCCAGTGCCAGCAGTTACTCCACAGCCACAGGACGTGGCGCCGGGCCCCATACGGATCAGGCCCGAGGAGTGGCTGCTGGTCAGCGGAAAGCGCCAGTGTCTGCTGATCGCAATCCCGGAGGGTGTGGTTAGCATCAGTGAGCAGCAGTTGCAGCAGGGGGAGACGGCAGTCTATCGCGGCAGATTTGCCGGGGGCAACGGGCAGATCACGACCCGTCGAATCTCTGATCCGTGGATCTACTCGATCGAGTCTCAAGCTCCCGGCAATGTCACTTTGGTGGTGGTCCCATACGGATTCAGCGACCCCGCAGAGCGGCAGATCGTACAGCTGGTGGTCGATGGCTCTGGCCCGATTCCTCCCCCTGGGCCGGGGCCATCGCCACCACAGCCACCACAGCCGGCGGATGCGGATCTGCGGGTGTTGCTGCTGGTCGATCAGGACGCACCGCCAGCGGCACTGCAGGCGGTCAACTCGCAGGCGGTGAGACAGTGGCTGGATGCCAACTGTGTGCAGGATGCAGGACGAGCGGAATGGAGGCTCTGGGATCGGTCGGCCATCGAGTCGGACGGACTCGATTCGGCCCCGCCGATCTGGCGGAAGCTCTGGCAAGACGTCAAAGCGGATTTGGGTGATGGACCACAAGCGGTGATTGTCCGTGGCACGGACGCCACGGTCATCCCGATCGAGTCGCAGCCCCAGCTGCTGGCGGCTCTCAAGGCAGCAAGGGGGCAGTGATGAGCAGCAGCAGCATCCCGGCAGGCGCGATCATCATCGACGACTCGACGCCCGAGTCAGTCTGGGCCGGAGGCTCCCGAGGCCTCGACATGGCGGACCGACCCAACGCCGGCGGCTTCGGCTACGGATCGTCAGCCATGCCATACCCGACCAGTATGCGGACGATGACCATGGCTGAAATAAAGGCCAGCATCCGCGACGCCGAGAAATACAAGAGCCGGATCTCCGACATGATCCGACAGCACGACTGGGGCTGTAAGGATCAAGGGCAAACCAACTACTGCTGGGCCTTTGCCACGGTCTACTGCCTCGAGCTCGCAATACTCAGGGCCAACCAGACACCGGTGAGGCTGAGCCCCGCCAGCGTGGCAGCTCAGATCAAAGGCTACAGGAACGTGGGCGGCTGGGGCGGCGACGCCCTCAAGTGGCTACGGGAGCACGGCGCGGTGCCCCAGCAATACTGGCCGGAGCGAGCCATCGAGCGACGCTATGCTACACAAGGCAACCAGTTGGCGGCCCGCAAGTATCGCGCGACGGACTGGATCGAGGTTGAGCCACGGAACATGATGCAGGCAGCGACCATGGTGCTCAGCGGCTATCCGATCTCCGCAGGTTTCAACTGGTGGGGCCATCAGGTGGCGATCGTGGACGCACTCATTCTCGACGGCGAGCTCTGCTGGGGTATTGTCAACAGCTGGGGCCCGACGTGGGGCGACAAGGGATACGGGATCTTGCGTGGACGCAAGGCTGTATTCGATGATGCCGTTTGTCCAATCGCGGGGGTAGCACAATGATCGCAGCACTGGCAGCAATGGCCCTTCTGATCGCGGACGAATGGCGATTCCGTGTGTCGGTCGCACATCCACAGCCGGCACCATTTGAGGAGCAGGCCGACGACTACTACGCTGTGCTCTTCACTGCCAGTTGGTGCGGGCCCTGCCAGCGATACAAAGCCAACACCCTCCCGCAGGTCGAGCAGCTGCTGAAGGTCACACAGACCGACATGGACCGCAGCCCGGAGTATTGGCGGGCCCGTGTGGTACAATCCGGAGGCAAGCCGGTCACGGTGCCGGCAGTAACATCCATTCCGACGGTGTGGCTGGTGCGGAAATCTGACAGAATGCCGGTGGCACGATGGCGAGGCGGCGCAACACCAGCACAGATCGCGGCGGAGCTCCAGAGGCTCCGGGGTCAGTGAGCACGGCCACGGCCCCACGCAAGCGGCGAGCGGCGGCCCCGCGCTCAGCGGACGAGGTGCGCGACAGGGCCACAGCAGCCTATGAGCGGTTGAAGGCTCAGGCGGCGGCGAGGTCCAAGCAGGTCAGCAACTCGGCCCGAGACATCGGCGACATTCCGCCAGTGGGCGACCCGGTTCTGCGTGAGGCGTGCGAGGCGGATCTGCGGACGTTCCTCGAGCGGTGCTTTCCGCAGGCCTTCAGGCTCGGCTGGTGTGACGATCATCTGGTGCTGATCGAGGAGCTGCAGCGGGTCATTGAGCGGGGTGGGTTCCGGGCTGTCGGTATGCCACGAGGGACCGGCAAGTCGACGATCATCATGCGGGCTATGATCTGGGCCATCGTGAAGCGGCTGCACCCATTCAGCATGATCGCGGCGGCCAACGCGGGGAAGGCCGAAAAGCTGCTGCGGGACATCGTCACAGAGTGGTCGCACAATCCCATGCTCTACGATCTCTGGCCGGAGGTGGCTTACCCGATCCGCAAGCTGGAGGGGATCAGCAACCGAGCCAAGGGCCAGCTCTACAGGGGGCAGAACACTAACATTCAGATCTCGACCAAGACGGCAGTATTCGCCACGCTCGACGGATTCGCGGGGACGGGCGCGATCGTCACGGCCAGCGGCCTGATGGAGGCTGTTCGCGGTGCGCTGCATACGCTGCCAGACGGTCGAGTCATCCGGCCCTCGATGCTGCTGTGCGATGATTTCCAGACCCGCGAGTCGGCCCTGTCCGCCATCCAATGCCACGGACGCACCGAGGTTATTCAGAATGACCTCGTGGGGATGCGAGGCCCGGACACGCCATTCTGCGCACTGGTGACGTGCACTGTGATCCGCAGCGACGACGCAGCCGACAGGCTGCTCAACCGCGAGATCAACCCCGACTGGTGCGGGATACGCAGAGCCTTTATCCGCCAGATGCCCGACGACGCGGCCATGCAGCTGTGGTCACAATACGGCGACATCCGGGCGGCATCACTCCGGGAGCACGGCGACATTCGCGACGCGACCCGGTTCTATCGCGAGCATCGGGCGGCCATGGACTCCGGCAGCGAGGTTGCCTGGCCGGCGAGGTACAGCGCCAGCAGCGGCGAGATCTCGGCTCTGCAGCATGGGATGGAGTGGTACTATCGCAGCCGGAGCGGGTTCTTCAGCGAGCTGCAGAACGAGCCCCAGAAGGACGAGAACGAATCGAGAACATGGCTCACGGCTCAGGACATCGCCGACAGTCGGCGGGTGAAGCTCCCTCGAGGGGTGGCCCCGAAGGGGTTCCACAAGCTGGTGGCCATGGTGGACGTCCAGCAGACTCTGCTCTACTACACGGTCGCCGCGGCCCGTGAGGATGGCTCTCTGCATGTGATGCGATACGGGACATTCCCCGAGCAGGACGACCCCTACTTCACGCTCAAGGAAGCGCGGCGAAAGCTCAGCCACAAGTACCCGCAAGCCGGCGACATGGCGGCTCTCAGCCAAGGCATCACGGAGTTTTGTGAGTGGTTATTCGCTCAGGACTGGCGGAGCGAGGACGGCGGCCACATGACGCCCGAACTGGTGGCCTTCGACGCACGCTGGAAAACCGATTTGGTGAAGTCGGCACTCAGTCGCAGCAACCATCGGCAGCAGCTGCTGGCGTACATGGGCCAGAGCTATCGGGCGGCAGACAAGCCGATCTCGGAACGCAAATATGACCCCGGCTCACGAGTCGGCCTCGGCTGGGTGGTTGTGAAGCGCAAGCAAGCCGGCGACATTCGCAATTGCCTCTCAGATGTGAACTACTGGAAAACGGCATGGCATGACCAGATGGCTGTGCGGATTGGTCACGCCGGAGCCATCACACTCTACGACGGGATGCATCGGCTGTACTCCGAGCATCTCACGAGCGAGTATGCCACCCAGACCGAAGGCCGAGGGCGGACGGTGATGGAGTGGCGGCTGAGGGTCGGGGCGGAGAATCACTGGCTGGACAGCTCAGTCGGGTGCCTGGTGCTGGCATCAGTGCTCGGCTGCAATGTGCCCGAGGTGAGTGAGGCCACGGAGCAGAAGCGGCGGCGACGAATCAAACGACGAACGGAGGTAAGGACATGAGCGAGGGAAAACCAGGGCGACCCAAGGGCAGCAAGACGCGGGACCGTGTTGTCGTGGACGTGAGGGTCTCACACTGCCCCACATGCCAGAGCACGGAGCGGGCCGAGTACAGCGACGCACCCCAGCGGATCGACGGCGATGGCATCAGCCCCGAGGGTCGGCCATACACGGCTGTTCTGCTGCGGCGTACCAGCTGCCTCAACTGCGGCCAGTACCGGGTGGACAGATCGTATATCTGCGAGCTGAAATCGGGCGATCCTGTTTCGCCCGTTGACGACTGAGCAGGCGGCCCGCAGACTGCGGGCATGAGCGAAACAACCGCACAGAAAATCGCCCGACTCCGTGAGCTGCTGCAGAGCGGCGTCACGTCAGACAGTCGCGACGGCGCATCGACGTCCTTCGACTTGGACACAGTGCGCCGTGAGCTGCAGCGGCTCGAGGAGCAGACCGGGGCAAGGCCTCGACGGTCGCGCGTGATTAACGTCATGATGAGCCGGAGGTGATGCAGTGAGCACCACCAGCCCCGGCACGACGGACACCACCTATCAGGCGCTCAACCCCGGCAACCGCCGGCGGTCGGCCACGGCCAAGGTGCGGCTCGAGGACTCGCTGCTGAATGACCGGCGGCGTGAGGCACTGGCAGCCAACGCCCTGGACGTGTGGCGAAATATGGGGCTGCTGGCATGGGCCATCCGGCGGACGCTGGACTACTGCTGCCTGTGGGACTTCCAGCCACGAACTGGCGATCGTGGTCTCGATGTGGCACTCAAGCAGCTGATGGCACGGGACACCGAGCCCGAGGCTATCGACACCTACGGTCGCATGGATTGGGACGATATCCGGCGGGTAGCCGAGGCCCAGAAGCTGCTGGCGGGCGATTGTTTTTTGGTCAAGCAGAGCGACTGGACTCTGCAGCTGGTCGAGGGTGCATTCTGCCGGTCGCCAGCCTACGGACGCAACGACCAGAAGCAATGGGTCAACGGGGCCAAGCTCCGCAGCGGTCGGGTCGTCGCCTGGAATTTTGCCGAGGAGGACCCGCTCACGGGGACACGCGGCGACAGGATCATCCGCCAGAGCAATGTCTGGCAGCACTGCCAATTCGAGGGCAGGCCCAACCAGATCCGGCCACAGTCTCCGATCGTCGCAGCCCTGAATGAGTTCCGCGACGTCGATGAGACATTCGACCACATGCGCGCCAAGATCAAGCTCGATCAATTGTTCGGGATCGCATTCAGCCGCAAGCCCGAGGCCGAAGCCTTCGACTCGGACAACGACACCGACGGCTCACAGGACGCATCGGCCCGCGTGCTCGATTTCGGCCAAGGCCCGGCGGTGTTCGATCTCGACGAAGGCGAGGATGTCAAGGCCATCGAGTCGGGCAACCCGGCCAGCCAGACGCAGGACTTTTTGAAGCTGTGTCTACAGATCGCACTGAAATCGCTGGACTTGCCTTACTCATTCTTCGACGAGTCGTGGACCAACTACAGCGGCTCACGCGGCGCGTGGAATCTTTTCGAGCGAGCTTGCCACGCCAGACGCAAGACACAGGAGCGACTGCACAAGAGACTCACGCAGTGGCTGCTGCTCAAGTGGGCATTGCCGGTGGACTTCGGCGGCACGGGCGAGATCAGCCTACCCGGCGGCCAGCTGGTCTCTGATCTGCAGTGGCGCTGGGTCCCGAGGGGCATTGCATTCTGGAAGCCACAGGAAGAGCTCGACGTGGCGCTGCGGTCAGTCGCTGCAGGCCTCCAGTCGATGCAAGACGTGTGCGACACGTGGGGCTTTGGCGACTATCTGGACAACTGCCGAGAGATTGCCAAGGAGCGCGAGGAGCTCGCATCCCTCGGCTATCTGCAGACATGGAGTAACGCGGCAATGGTGCGACTGGAGGCAGTGCAATGAATCGCGGATGGCAGATCGACATGCGGTGGCTGCAGGCTTACGAGCACAGGATGGCGGCCAAGGCTGGCAGGCCCCGAAGCGACATGGACCCCGAGCGGATCGACGACCGCATTTACGACATGTGGGCGGAGATGCTGGGCTTCCAAGACAGCACGCCAGTCAGCATGACAGACGACGGGATCGCGATCGTCTCGATTGTGGGCCCGCTGTTCAAAGGCAAGAGCAGCCCGTTCCGGTCGAACTACGCCAGCATCCTCGAAGGCCTCGAGGAGCTGCTGGAGATGCCACCCCGCGCTGTGGTGCTTCGGATCGACAGCCCCGGCGGTGTGGTCGATGGCGGCACGGCTGTCGTGGATGCCGTGAATGAGCTGGCCCAGCGAACGCTGGTGGTGGCCTCAGTGAACGGCTGCGGCTGCTCGATGGCCTATCGCATCGCATCGCAGGCTGGCAGCATCTGGGCCAGCAAGGACTCAGAGGTCGGCTCGATTGGCACATACTGGCAGGTGATCGACTACTCGAAGGCATACGCAGACGCGGGCCTCAAGTCGGTGCTGCTGACCAGTGGAGCCTACAAGGGCATCGCGACGCCGGGCGAAGAAATCACGCCAGACCAGCAGGCATTCTTGCAGGGCAAGGTAGATGAAATGAATGCCCGATTTCTGGCCGACGTGGCCAGCGGTCGCAGCATGACGAGCGAGCAGGTGGAGGCCGTATCCGACGGTCGGTGGTGGTCGGCAGCCGAAGCTGTCGGCCTCGGTTTGGTGGATCAGATCGGCGGTCTCGAGGATGTTCTCACGGCCATCCGGTCACAGCAAGGACAGAATGACATGAACAAGGCGACGCTGCAGCCAGCGGCGGCAGGGGAGCAGCCAGCAGCTGCAGCGGCAGAGGTGCCGGTGACAGTGCAGGAGGCGCCCACGCGACCGGATCTGGCGGCCTTTATGACAGCCTTCGGTGATGCCGAGGGTGCCCGGATGTTCCGCGATGGAATGGATTTCAACGCAGCCCAGGCGGCCCATCTGCAGACACTGCAGGGCACGATTCAGGATCTGCGGGCTGAGCTGGCCCAGCTCAAGCAGCAAGCGGCCAGCATGGCCGAAGCGGTCAAGGGTGAGACGACGCCGGTGGCGATTGGTGGCACGGTGCCACGCAGTCTGGCCGAGGCATTCCGAAGCAAGAAGAATTGAGGAGTAGACGACCATGGCCGACACACTTTCCACGCTGAATGAGCTGATCAGGTTCAACAGCCTCGACGTCAACCCGGCAGAGATTACCGACATCCTGAATAAGGCCCCGGTCCTGCGAGCACTGCACGCGATGCAGTCGAGCAACGGCACGGTGCACAAGTTCAATGTCGAGACCACGGCCCCGGTGATCGGCTTCCGGGCGGTCAACGCGGGTGCTGATTACACGGCCAGCATCTCGACGCAGACGTCGGTGGATCTCAAGTACATCGACGCCAAGGTGATCGAGGACGCGGCGGCTTGCCGAGCCTATCGATTCGGGGCCGAAGCCTGGATGAATCAGCGGACCGCACGACAGATCCGTGAGGCTCTGTTCACGCTGGAGAAGCAATTCTTCAACGGCACGGTCGGAGGATCGGCGGACGGCTTCCTCGGTTTGGCCGACTCGGCCAACTACAACGGGGCGTCAGACGCGCTGGTGATCAACGCAGCCGGCACGACTGCAGCCACAGGCAGTTCGGTCTGGTTCCTGCGATCGACCCCGGACGACGCATCGGTGGCTCTGGTGGGGTCCGGCGATCAGTCGCTGAGCACGCCAAACATCAATTTCACGGTCGGCGAGATTTTCGAGTCTGTCGTTCTCGGCAGCAACTCGAAGAGCATGGTGGCCATGGTGCGAGATGCCGGCGGCCATCTCGGTGTGCAGATCGGCTCGAAGTACGCTGTGGCCCGCATCGCCAACCTCACCGAGGACAGCGGCAAGGGCCTTACCGATACGCTGCTGGCACGGGCTCTGGCTCTGTTCCCGGCGAGCGACCAGCCCACCCATATCTGCATGAATCGCCGATCGCTGCGGCAGCTGCAGGTGAGCCGGACAACCTACAGCCCGACCGGGATGCCAGCACCTCGACCGACCGAGTACGAAGGGATTCCGATCGTCGTCACCGATGCCATCAGCAGCACCGAGGCGCTGCTGACCTGATCGCCATGCCCCGCTCGCTGGTCGGCGTTTCCTCCGGGCGCCGGCCAGTGGGCTTTTCACTTCGAGGTCTCCCCGTGGTCACAGCAATCCAAGCAGCACAGCGAGCAGCGCAAGCAGCATCATTCCAAGTGCGGGGTGAGGCGGCGACGTTCGCGCGTGGTGCCAACAATTGCGAGCTGACAGCGGTGCGGGGGCAGTCGACATGGGAGCGGTCCGAAACGTACCAAGCGGTTCGGGTCGGGGATCGCTCGACAGACTGGATCGTCCTCGCTGCGGATCTGATCATAAGCGGCACCGTGGTCACTCCGCAGCGGGGCGATACCATTACAGTGGACGATGTTACATTCCGGGTTATGCCCTTCGGCCCGAGCTCGCAGCTCTGGCAGTATCACGACCCCGAGCGGCGATATCTCCGCATCCACACGAAGGAGCGCGACTGATGGCAGCGCGTATCCGGACACTGGCGGCGGCACTGGTGACACAGCTGCAGGCCTACCCATCGCTGCCGGCTGGCATCACAGTCAGCAGGCGGCGGAGCTACACGGCCATCATCGACGAGGTGAGCGACAGTCAAGGATTCCTGACGGTCATCTGCCCACGGGTCGAGGACACCAGCAACCGGGGCGACGTCTCCGAGGACATCACGATTGCAATCGTCCTCACGGTGCGCTGCACAGCCGAGGCAGTCGCAGCATCGGACACCTACGAGGATTTACTCGAGGGCCTCTGCGATCATCTGCGGACGTCGTCGACATATCGGCAGGTCACACTGGCCGGCAACATCGCAGCACGGCGGCGATCGGTCTCGATCGCGACGACATGCGACGGCGAGATCCTCGACCAGATGGAAGTCTTTGTAGGCGTCATCGAAACCACGTGGGCCGTCAGTGTGGGGAATCGAGCATGAGCCAGAGCATTCGATTCCGAGCTAATATGAGGATGCGATTCACGCGGCGGCCAGACGGCACGGTCCGCAGCGAGCTCGGCATCACGGAGCGGCAAGCGAAGTTTTTCGACGTGGTTGGCGGGTCGATTCGCAAGGTGGCTCGCAGGTCACTCAAGCGGGCGGCCCAGAAGAAGTTATCGGAGCTCACGCCCGAGGAGCTCGAGCGATTCCGTCAGCGGCAGGAGTGGTATCAATTTGCGCTGCAGCAGGGCTACACGGCACGCAAGCCACGGCGGCCAGACAAGGTCTCACAACCCGGCAAGCCACCACTGCTGCACAAGCAAATGAGCCCGCTCAAGGAGCGACTATTCTATGCGATCAGCAGCGATAACGAGTACGTCGTTGTCGGCCCCGAGCTGTACAAAAAAACGGTCCGCAAAGCTGCGGGCGGACTGACAACGATCGAGCAGCTGGAGGAGCGCCGGCCATTCATGCGACCGGCTTACAACATTGTAGAACCCAAGATTCCGTACTACCTTGAAAGGGCCTTTCAATAATGCCAAACGCAGCAGACGGTTCAGTGCTCGGCGACGATTGCAAGCTGTTCTACTCCGCCACCCTCGGCGGTGCCGGAGCACTCACAGAGATTCCCGTGGTGATCGACGACAGCATCAGCAGCGAGCGGCGGTCGGTGGAGTCCAACTGCCGGGGCGACTCCGAGATCAGCGAGCACACAGGCAAGCCGAAGTACACCATCAGCGCAAACATGCTCTTCAAGCGCGGCACGCCCGGCACGACATACGCGGCCATGCGGTCGGCCTATGTCGCCGGCACGGTGCACCACTACGCACTGGCCAGCGGTGCGATCGCGGACGTCGGTCAGGTGGTGTTCCGCATCGAGGGTCGCATCAAGTCGTGGAATGAAACCCGGCCCGACAATGACACGGTTAAGGTGGCGATCGAGATCGCCAAGGCTGCGGACAACAGCTACGCCAGCAACTACAGCACAGTCTCAAGCTGAGGAGGACATCATGGCAGTGGTACTCGGACAAGTCGACGAGGTGCAGGTCACGAACGCAGACGGCACCACCAGCACGGTAAAGCTCAGAGTGATTGCAGTGGTCGGGGGCGGCCAATCGCAGTCAGAAGCAACAACCACAACCGGAGGAGCAGGAGATGGCTCAGTATCGTGATACAGCCGGCAAGGTGCATCCGGTGCGGATCAGTATCGCGGCACGCCAGCGCATCCTCGACTCGACGGAGTGGGATGTGCTGGAGATGGCGCACAATCCGCAGCGGCTCAGTGAGTTTCTCGCAGCAATCCAGCTGGATGACTCGCTGATCTATGAGGTCCTCGCAGCGATCGAGCAGGTACCGTCGGCCACACTGATGGAGGCGGCGGACGGCTCGACGCACGAGGAAGCATCGACTGCACTGCTGGAGGCCCTCGCCGATTTTTTCCCCAAGGGCAGCCCGATGAAAACCGGGCTGCAGGATCTGCTGGCAAAGGTCGAGGCAGCTCAGACGGAGGCACGCAAGGCGATCAGCGAGCAGATCGAGGCAGCGGTGGAGGCTCTCGATATCAACTCGATGGCATCGACTGCAGCGGCCCCGACGAGTGGCTAACACGGCTGCAGTGCATGACGCATGTGGATCTCGGCCCGCTGACACTGAGGCAGGCTCTGTGGGCTGTGCATCAGTCGCAGCGGCTGGAGTCTCAGCGGCTCGGGTCACTGATGGCGGCTCTCTACAATGTGCAGCGGACAAAGCGGTCTGATCGGGTGTGGACGTGGCAGGATTTCTTCGGCGACAGCGAGCGGCGCAGGCCTTCGGGTCGCGAGGTGCTGCTGGCTCAGATGGCGCAACACGCGCCCGGTGAGATCCAGTGGTTGGCAGGATACGGGCCGGAGGTGCTGAGTGGCGAGTAGTAGAGCGATCGAGGCGGCCAGAGCCTTCGTTAAGATTTTCGTGGACGACACCCCGCTTAAGCGGGGGTTATCCACGCTGACGACTCGACTCGCAGGTGCGGCCAAAGGCGTGGCGGGCATCGCGGCATCACTCGGCACGGCTGCAGTCGCAGGCGGCATCGGGCTGATCGTCTCCGGCATGAGTGCGGCAGCGGCCTCAGTGTGGCGATTTACCGAGGCAGCTGCGGGCATCGACGACATCGCACAGCGGACTGGTGCAAGCGCTGAGGCACTTAGCCAGCTGCGGTATGCTGCAGAGCAGTCTGGGGCGAATCTCGAGGCTGTCGAGAAGGGCATGCGCAAGCTGGGCGACGTCACGACGCAGGCAGCCGGCGGCAGCAAGGCGGCGGCTGCTGCTCTGGCTTCTGTCGGGCTGTCCGCTGAGCAACTGCTGGCCATGCCGGTCGAGGATCGATTCCTCGCAGTGGCTCAGGGCATCAGTCAGATTCAGGACCCGGCGGCGCAGGCCTCGGTGGCGATGGATCTGCTGGGCAAATCCGGAGCGGATCTGGTGCCGATGATGGCTGACGGTGCCGGCGGCATCCGGGCCCTGATGGCCGAGGCTGACAAGCTCGGCATGACGATCAGCGGCGAGCAGGCGGCAGCGGCGGCGGCCTTCGACGACAAGTGGCAGGGGCTGGTGGCCACGCTCCGCAACGCGAGTAACATCATCGCAGTGGCGGTGCTGCCCTACCTGTCGCAGATGATCGACATGGTAATGTCGACATGGCCGGCCATACAGACACTGGCCAAGTTGGTCGGTGAGACATTGGTGAGCGGTTTCGGTCGCGCCTACGACGCGATCGGGGCGCTGCTGCAGCCCTTCGCCGGGCTGGGCTCGGCAGTCTCCGATACACTCTCGAGCATCACGGGAGCACTCACGGCTGGCGACGTGGCGGCAGCGGCTGGCGTATTCTGGGCCTCGCTCGACGTGGCGTGGGCTCAGGGTATCGCGGCCATTTCCGATCAGTGGTACGCATGGCGGAATGGATTCCTCGACGTGTTCGGGCAAGCGGTCTCCGGTGTGCGGAAGATGTGGGCCGAGACGCAGGCATGGTTGTCGAGCGGCATCGTCGACATCATGGCCTATCTCGACAGCTCGCTCGATGCCGATGCGATCAGAGCCGAGATCGATCTAATGGCCACGCAGCAGGTGCAGCAGATCGACCAGCAGGCGGCGGCGGACCAGCAGGCGAGAGCGGATGCCTACGCGGCACGACTGGACAGGGCCAGTGCGGATCTGGCGGCAGCCCGTGAGCAGTGGTCGGCAGCAATCGCGACAGCGACCAATGCGGCAGCAGCACAGCCAGAGGCAGCAGCGGCGACCGGCAAGAAATTTGACGAGCTGATCGGGGAGTTGAAATCGTCCGACATCGCCACGCGCGTCGACAGGGCGGTGCAGCAGGCCGGCCCGGCTCAAGATCTTCGGACGTCGGCGGGTGCCGGAGCACTCACCAGCATCATCAACCAGCAGGGGACGCTGAGCCAGCAGCAGCTCGACCAGCTGAAGGAGATTCGCGGGATACAACGGCAACTACTCAAGGCCACACAGGACGGCATGATCGGATGGGCGGTGTAACATGGCGGCGACAGCAAAGCTCTACAGGCGCGGGCAGTGGCAGCAGGACGAGGACGGCACAGAGACGGTCGTTGATGTGTGGGAGATTACAACCACGACCGAGACGGACACGATCACGACTGTCGTCACGGCCACGGGAATCCCGGCGAAGGGGGCCAGTCACCCCGAGAAAACCACAGCCATCGTGGTGAATCGCCAGCTGTCGCAGGATGACGAGGTGCTTACTCGCTATCTGATGCAGGTGACGTACAGCACAGCCATCACGACGCGAGAAGATCAGGCCTACGCCAGCCAGCGGGTCAAGGGCGGCATGAGGTCCGGGTCGATTGCGGTGCCGGCATTCCACGACGCCCGAGGCTATCCTCTGGTCAACTCGGCAGGCGATCTCTACGAGGGCCTCACTCGCAAGGTCCGGACGCGCGTCGTGAACGTCACGGCGAACTTCGCGACAATCCCGCAATTCCTTTTCGAGTTGGCCGACACCATCAACCTCTCAGCGGTGACGATCCATGGTGTGTCGTATCCGGCGGGCTGCTGTCTGCTGCGAGATGTGGAGATGCCAGACGAGCCAGAGCGGGACGTGGCTGGCTCGCTGTATTGGCCGATCAGCTACACGATCGAAATCAACCCCAGCGGCTACTATATTCTGCTGCCGAACAAGGGCAGTAATGAGCTGGTGTACCAGACGAGAACCAGCAGCACAGCGGCATGGCAGGATGTGAGCAAGGCCACCTATGACGGCAAGACACCCACGACAGATCGCCGGATCATCAAGCGCCCCATCCAGACGGAGGAGCAGCAGCAGACCGGCGGCGAGATCTGGCTGGATGCCAACGGCCAAGCGGTGCGGGTGCCGGTACTCAGTGATACGCAGTTCGGCACGGGCACGATCACGGCTGGCGATGCGGCTCTGTATCTGTCGACCGGCTCCTTCGATTCGACAAAGCACGTCGGGGCACTGGTGCGCGTCATCGGCGCAGGACCACGCGGCAAGACACTGGAGGCACGCATCAAGACGATCACAAGCAGCACGGTCGCCCAGCTGGCCGTGAATGCCAGCACGACGATCAGCACGGCGAAACCAGTCTGGCTCAGCGGCGTCATCGTCAACCAGTTTATCCTCGAGGATCTGGCCGACTGGTCTGCGGTCCCACTGCCGAACAACCAGCCATGACAGACGAGCATCCCATACTGGCAACACGCGATCAGGCGGCGGCCATCGGCGATCTCATTCGCTCGACCGGCGACGCATCGCTCGGGGCGGTGCAGCCGGGGATCATCCGCAGCGGTGACGCGCTGGTGGTGCAGCTGGAGACGGCCATCGCAGCCGGCTCGGTGGCGCAGGTGTGGGCGAGAATCTACACTCTCGACGGCTCGACGTGGACAGACACCAAGCAACGGGTTCAGGTGCGATCAGCCACAGGCACCGCAGTCAGCACGACAGGCCGGCGGATCGCTCGCAGGGTTAGCACATTCGGGTGGTGTGTGGTGGAGACATGAGCGACCGGCGACGGCTAAGCATGACGCGGGACAAGGCGGCGGCATTTAAGCAGCTGCTCGGCTCAGTCGCGCAGCAGGCAGGCGGCATGGCCACGCAGCCCCGAGGGCTGGGCCGGCTGCTGGTCGAGGCGACGGCCCAGATGCCGGCGGCGGCGACGACTCCGGTGCAGTGCAAGATCCTCACCATCAACGGCACGACGATCACAGACACGGGCTGCAGGATCGGTGTGCTGAATGTCGGCCCGAGGGCGATCGCAAGCGGCACGAAGTTTCACGCGGAGCCATGCGGCAGGCTGGGGTATTGTGTGAGCAGGCCTTCGCAGGGTGTGCCGGTGGTGCGGCGTGAGCTGTCGCGATATCTCCGATTCAAGCAGCTGCTCGACAATGAACGAGGCGACGAGAACGCGGCGTGGAACTGGGGTACATTCAGGACGCTCGGAGCACAAACGCGGGCCTTCCGGATAAACAACGCGGTTGGGTATTACGTCGCCTATGATGCGGCAATTGGCTCAGGCGGGCAGCAGACGTACAAGATGCAGCCGACTCGATGGAAGATCGACGGCTGGGGTGATATGTGGCACGGTGTCAGGGGTCGGCAAGAGGTGCCGACAGTCGCCCCGACATGGGAACGACTGCCGCCTTGGGATTCGGCTCGGCAGAACTGGCTGGAGTCGATCAACGACACTCTCGGCCCGATCGCCTTCCCGCTGAGCGACAGGCTGCCGCCAGCATTCCACCTGAGCGGATATCGATCTGAGGGCATGTTTTTCAGCCGGGGCTTTTCCGATAACTCGACGGCCTTCTACGCCTTTGTTGGTACGGATTATTTTAGCGAGCCTTCATCGCCGACGGGACTCCCGCGAACGCTCTGGTCCGGTGCGATTGAGAACACAGTGACTCACGGCCGCCTCTGGCTCGACGGGACCGACGCGACTGGCATCGTCGCTATTACGGGCCGGGCCTTTGAGGCGTCGACTTATGGCGGGGTGTCATGGGCGGCCGACATCACCGACAACGCGAAGACGGTCGAGGTCGATCTCTGGCTGCAGGCAAAGATCTCAATTCTCAATCCGTCAGCCCCGGGGCCTATCGATCAAGTCGGCTGGCTCGACGTGAGGCCGGGATCAATGCGGTGTGTAATCGGGTCGCACGATCGGCACCAGCTGCCGCCGGTGAAGCTGACATTCGACGCGGACGGCCCAGGCGGTGCGACGGTGCTCAACAGTGTGGGTAATGCCGGATGGAACACGTCCGACAACGGGGCTCTCAGGATTACGGATCTGGCGACGCCATACGATGCGGCGGTGTGGCTGTATCACGACAGGGAGATCCCCTATATCGTGATCTTCAAGCGGGCGGTGGCGGCGGCTCCGGCGCTTGGCTACGCCTTTTATTTGCCGGAGGATACAAGCCACTACCAGCCTTTGCGGCTTCCCTCGGGTAACTCGATGATCGCCGGAAAGTGGGATCCCTCAGCCGCGACGATCTTCCGCCGGGTGGCCGGCACGGTCAGCTCGCCGCCGCAGCCGGGCTTCACTGACATTCACGGGGCCGGCAGCCCCGCCGGCTGGGACGGCCTTTATGATGATTTCCCCTCGACGGTCACAGTGGAGCCTTACACGCCATGATTGAGCACGCCCTCGATTCCGACTGGTGGAGCCCGACGGACTGGCTGTCGGCAGAACTGTTCAGCTTCACCATCGACGGAACTGGCTCAGTCGAATTCGCCTGGGCGGTGGCTGAGCCCGCGGCCGCAGCTGCAGGCTCGCCGATCGACGCCGGGCAGTACCAGTTCGCTCGGCCCCTCGCCGGTCTCACGCTCTGGCTGCGGGTGGTGAGCGGTGCGGCTGATGTGTTTTATGCGAGCAAGGACGGGCCCCGGCTGAGTGAGACGGTGAGCGGCCATGCCTACAGCGGCGACGCCGGAGCAGATGAGGACTTTCTCCAGACGGCCCTGCCATCGATCGGCTTCGACGATCTCACGACGCGGGCCGGCGCCAACCCCTACGAATTCCGGGCCTACCTGACGACGCCGGCAGCGGACCTTGCCAGCACTGCCGATCTGCAGTATGCGATGCTGGTGCTGAGGCTGGTGCAGTGGATACCCAACCGCACAATCAGAGTCTACGGGATCAAGTACAGCGGCGACCAGTCGGGCAACATCACCGATTGGGACACGCTCGACAACCGCACCAAGACGACAGCATACGAGGACGCGACGACCAGCACGGGGCCGTTTCTGTCCTTCGACGTGTTGGCCATTGTAGACGAGCTGCTGGCGGTCAGCGGCTGGGGGACAACCAGCCCGATCCAGTTCTTCGTCGAGGACACGGGCTCAGCCCTGACGGACGCAGACGCGAGGGCGATCGTCGATCTCGGATCTGCTGACACGCGGCTGACGATGATGCTGACGACCGGCGAGCCAGTGCCAGATCCGGGCACGGGTGGCCCATGATATTGGGCGATCCTGTTTCCGTGGTTGGGGTTTACCCTGGTGCGGTGTACTATCTGCGGCGTGCATATTGTCAGGCACGCCAAGAGGCAGCAGAATGAGCGATGATGAGCAGCAGCCAAAGCAGCCGGCTAAACGACAGACGACTCGCAGGCAGCGAGCCATCCAGATCGACGCGCCCGGCCTCGAGGCTGACATCTCCGAGGAGACTGCTCAGACGTTTTTGGATTACACTGGCAGCGCGTGGGTGTGGGTGGTCCTCGCCATCGCGCTGTCAATCGTCGTCCTCGCAGTATGTCTGGGGTTATCATGGCTGATCTAAGTGGCGAATTCTGGCAGGCAATGTCTGTGGGCTGGGCCTGTTTTGGCCTCGGCGTGGCGGTGTTTCGGATCACTCCGCAGAGCATCGTCACGGTGGCTCTCAGTCGAGCGCTGCTGGTGCTGGCTCCCGGTGTGCTGAGCTGCTGGGGCGTCCATGCGGTGCGCGTGAATGAGCAGCTGCGGGTCATGGTCGAGGCGAAACAATCAACGGAGGTGCAGGAGTATGACAGAATTTACGTCACCAGAGCAGACACCATTACAACAGGGGCCGGCAACACCATCGACTACGTCCGATACTCAGACGGTCGATCCTTGCCATCTCTACAGCGACGCGATCGACGAAAAGGGCAACCAGCTGGACAAGCTGATCCAGGAGATTGGGGATCTGCTGCAGCAGCTGGAGCTCTGCCGGAGGAATGGACCGGGCGGCGTGAACTGGCTCGAGGCCAGCGGCTTTGATGCGGTGCAGAATGCGCGGCGGCAGTTGATGCTGGCGGCGATGAACACGCGGGCGGTTTACGTGACGATGCGACGACCACAGCAACAGGCAGCAGCCAATGAATGAGCAGGCATTGATCGACGAACTGCGGAAGCCCGAATACGCGGGGCTGACGGACCAACAGGCAGCCGACACCGTGAACGCAAAGACGGTCACAATCCGGCAGCCTGTCGCAGCGGAGCGAGTGCAGGCTTCAGCCATCGCAAGCGGGCTGTGGGCAATCGTCAAGATTGCAGCACAGAACACCGCACTACCGAATCCGCCACGCGGGGCGGCGATGTCATTTGTGGACTGGATCGAAGCGGGCAGGCCGATCGACATGGACGGCGGCACTGTGCAGGGAGTCGGGCAGGTGCTGTTGTCCTACAATCTCGCAACGCAGCCACAACTGGACGCACTGCAGGCACTGGCAGACACGGCGGCGAGGTGGGTTGATACAGTTGGAATCGGCGAGGCTGGCATCGGTTACGTGATTAACGCACGGCGTGCGATTGCAGGAGGTGCGTGATGGCAAATAATGTGCTGATCAAGTACGGGTCAAAGACGACGTTAACATGCGCCGTTGCATCGCTTGCCAGTGATACGAATCTGCTGGCGGGCATTGAGTCGTCAGTGATTGACAACACCACGGACGGCTACACGGACATCATCGTTTCCGGCAAGTTGACAACAGGCACCAGCCCCACAGCCGCGAGGTCAATTGAGGTCTGGGCAATTGGATGGGACGGGGCCAATTGGCCGGACGTGTTCGACGGGACAAGCAGCGGCGAGACCATTACGTCCAGCGACATCAAGAACGCGATCTGTAAGCCGGTCGCGATTATGAGCACGAATAACACGAGCGATCGAACCTACCATTTCTCCGGCGTCAGCCTTCGCGGTGCGTTTGGCGGATGCTTGCCGTCAAAGATTGTGCTGTTCCCAGTCCACAACACCGGGGTGAATCTCAACAGCACCGCAGCGAATCACGAGTTGTCATATTACGGCGAGTACCCGCAAATCCAATGAGCCGAAACATTCTACAAGGTTTGATCGGTGCATGGTGTCCTTCGCTGGGTCCGAGCGGTTACGCGCTGCTGGACCGCAGCGGACGGGGCAACCACGGCACGCTGACCAACATGGACGCGGGCACGGATTGGGTTGGCAGTCCCGGCGGTTGGGCGCTGGATTTTGATGGCGTGAATGATTATGTGGACGCACGCCAGACGCTGACAGGGGCCTTTACGGTCAGCATGTGGGCAAACCGTAGGACGGCGGGCACGTTCAATGAGCGAATTTTATGGGGAAACTTAACGGACGTAGATACGTATATCGCAGATATTTTGCTATCTGGTGTAACGGTCCAATCGGACACTGGAGGCACGGCAAAAACGTTCAGCGGCTTTACGTTCTCAAACAGCGTGTGGTTTCATTTGATTGTCAGTCGTGACGCAGCAAACGGTGTGCGAGTGTGGAAAGACGGCATCGAATCAACCAGCGGAACGCAGACAATCTCGGGGACGTTTACTTTGCAGGGCATCGGCAGATACGCCAACGCAGCAGGAGGCGTTGCGGCATTTCAATGGGACGGGCAAATCGGCGACGTCGGTGTATGGGGCCGAGCACTGACGGCACCGGAGGTTCGGCAATTGTATCAGTCGGGGCAGTCAGGTCTCGGGCGACTGTTGACACCACAGCGGCGGAGTTATGCGTTTCGGGTGCAGACAGGCAATAGGCGGCGGCGAATCGTAACAGGAATGGTGTGATATGTTTCTGAAGCAATCAACGTCCACCACCGTCATCGTCGGCCAAGTGCTGGACGCATCCGGCAATCCCGTCACCACGGCAGTCATAGGTGACTTCACGCTGACCAAAAACGGCACATCCGCCACTATGTCCGGCAACACGATCAGCCACAGCCACAACGGGCATTATGCGATCACGTTGACCACAGCAAATACGGACACGGTCGGGCGGCTGGCAATCACCATCAACAACGCGAGTTACGCTATGGCGGCGTTTCGCTACGACGTGTGCCAGCCCACGGTGTATGATGCTTTGTTTGCGAACGCAACCAATGCGACAGGCGGAATGCTGACAGCCACTGGCAGTGTGACAGCATTGGCGGGTGCGATCAGTACGTATGCAGGCGGAGACACTGCAGGCACGACCACGTTACTGACACGGCTGCCTTCGGCGATCAGTCTGAGCGGTGGAGCGGTCACAGTCGGCACCAACAACGATAAGACGGGATACAGTCTCACGGCGACAACCGGACTCGGCAACCAGACGGCAAACATTACAGGCAGTCTCAGCGGATCGGTCGGCAGTGTGACGGGTGCAGTTGGCAGCGTGACAGCACGAGTCACAGCCAACACGGACCAGTGGAACGGCGTGACGGTGACAGGAATGCCCATGCCCACCTACACGCAGCCGACGGGGTTTCTGGCGGCGACGTTTCCTGCGACGGTCAGCAGTTATGCAGGTGGGGCAGTGGCCAGCGTGACGGGCAGTGTGGGGTCAATCAGCGGTGTGACATTCCCCACGCATTTCCAGAACCTCGAGATCGCGGCGAACGGGCACGTGTCATCGGTGGTGCAGAGCATCGCAAACAACAGCATCACAGCATCGAGCATTCAGGGCGGAGCGATTACGGCGGCCAAGTTTGCGACGGATGCGATCAGCGCTGCGGCCATCGCAGCGGATGCGGTCACAGAGATTCAGAGCGGCCTTGCCACGAGCGCGGCAGTCGCAGCTGTGCAGTCGGACGTGACGACACTGCTCGGTCGCATCACGGCAACGCTGTTCAGCGGCATCACGTATCTCAGCCGATGGCTCGGGGCGCTGGCGGGCAAAACCGCAGACTCAGCCACGCAGACGGAGATCCGGGCGACCACAGCCGGAGCGACATACACGATCACGACGGATTCCCTCGAGGCCATCCGTGACAACTCAGGCGGCGGCGGTGGCTCTGGCGACGCATCGCAGACGACGCTGCTCGAGGTGCAGGGCACGGTCAACGGCATCGCGGCCAGCCTATCGGGCACGACCGTCAGCGTAAGCAGCCGAGTGTCAGCAGCTGGCGAGATCACCCTTTGGG